TTTTATCATTAGAATTATCAGCTTGGTATATGCATAGGAGGCACCTTCAGATAGTGTCTGGTTTATCTAAAGAAGAAGTAAATGATAGCTACAAAGAAATATACAAACAACACGCTGATGAACTAAGGCATCTGCAAATACAAACAGTATCACCCACATTAACGTCCATACAAGATAAAATTAAAGAGTTAAATCCATATTGTGTAGTTGTAGACTATATTGATTTAGTAGAAACACCACGAGATATTAAAGGTGAATATGAGCAGATAAAATATATCTCTCATAATTTATCTAATATGGCAGTTAATTTAGATGTGATAATAATACAAATATCACAAGTAAGCAGAGAATACAGTAGAAATGATATACTTGATTTATATGCAGGAAAAGGCTCAGGTGCTATAGAAAACGCATCACGCAAAGTGATAGGTTTAAATGGACAAGCAAATACTAACGTAAAGCATGTAAATATGTATAAAAATACTGACGGTGAACTATTTGATGTAGAAGTTGAATGGCGAGAAAGCTTTAGATTAAGGAGAGTTTAATGGGTTGGCTTATAATGATAATACTAGATGATAATTTAGCTATGTTAGAGCTATTTAAGACATTTAGAATAGGTGTAGCTTGGATTAATGATGAAACAGGTAAAGGTTCAGCATTAATTTTAGGCTTATGGAAGCTAGAAACAAATCTTACGTTAGCTGTGCGAAGAAAACTGGGGTGGCATGAAGCAGGCCAAGCGTAAGATTACTAGTAGAATGAAGTTTTGGGAGGACAAGTTCCTCCCAAAGCTTAAAAAGCATCACGGAAACAGAAGTAAAGGTGTATTTCATCGTCTGATGAAAAAGTCATCTACGCTAAGAACTTCTTTAAAAAGAAGGAGTAGGGAGTATGAAGTATTATTTGACATTAGTCTTAAAGAAATTAGAGAGCTTATGTTATTGGCGTACGGAAAACAATGTAAGTATTGTAAAGAAATACTTAAAGTTAACAATATGGTTTGCGACCACACTAATCCTATTAGCCACGGCGGAGATTCTATCAAGACAAATCTTCAAATGATATGTGCGCGTTGCAATACCAGAAAAGGTCCGTTAACAGATAAAGTATATAGAAAGTTATTAGGTTGGTTAAAAAGACAAAACAAAAATTCAAGAGATTATATCTTGAGGAAACTAGCAAGAAGCGATGTATTTAAATAAGGAGGTAATATGATAAGTAAAATATATAAGATAGGGGCAAAATATAAATTAACTGAAATGGGAAGAAAAAAGGGCTCTAAAAGGCTTAATAAAAGAAAGGCATATAAGCAAGCAGTAGCAATGTCTAGTTTGAGTCCCAGTATTAAAAGAATAGTGAAATACAAAAAAACTAAATAAGCAGTGGGGAGATGTTAGCGTGAGCGCATACAAAGGTGAGTTTTGGGTTGTAGACATGACCCGTCCTTTAACACCTTTTGAGGACACTGCTTAAAATTAACTGGCTGGAAGTTGCAGTATAAAAACTCCAATATAATGTAATAAACAACCGTAATAACCGCAGTTATATCATGGTGTAATATAGGTGTTTGTTTCAGCTCAAAAAGAAAGGGGAGAGTCAAACAATTAACAATTAACGGGAGTTATTATCAATAGTTTGGTGCAGCTCTCCCCGCTCACATTAAGGAGGTAACATGGTATTATTTGGGATGGTAATTAAATGCTATACAATATTATCATTTTTAACAATGGCAGATGAGGTATGGAATTTAACTAATCCACGTCCATACCCTAAGGCAAAATATGAATTAGCAAATTGGGAAGAAAAAGACTTTATCTTTTATACAGATGGAACATATGTATTAAGAGAAAAAAGAAAAGTAGACAACGAAACAAAAGCAGAAGCCAGGAGGTTATGGCATGAACGTAAAAATAAGCAGATTCGATAGAATAGGCATCAAACTAAAAAGGCTGTTAGGATGGAAAATAAAGGACCTCGCAAAACGATACAACGTAACGACAAGAACCATTTATCGTGCGTTGAAAAAATAATAAAACATCAAGAAAATCTGTTTAATCTAACATTTAGAAATGGCAGATGGATAAGGAGATATAACAATGGACTTAAAAAAAATAAAAAAGTCAACAAAAAAGACAACTCTAGTAAACCTGTCATCAGAACAAAGAGATGCAGGAAGAACGCTTTCAAAACCAAAAACATCAACAGTAGATAGACGTACAAAAGCTATTAAAAAAGCTGCTAATGGATGTTGGTGGATAGAAACATATTTAAATGGCGTATATACTTGGAGAGCTAAAGAACAAATGAATGGAGTAGATGATGAGTAAATTCTACGATATTGATTTGCCTTTCGGAATAAAATATGAAGGTACATTATCAGAATTATTGACAGCAGATACAAACAGGTTAATTGAAGTCAAAACAGAACGTGATAAATGGAAAGAGACAGGCAATATATTTGTAGAATTTGTATGGCGTGGGACCTTGAGTGGCATAACGACTACCAAGGCTGATTGGTGGGCAACAATACTAACCCTAGAGGAGGAGATACAAGGGATAATATTGTTGCCTACTAATATAATGAAAGCCAAAGTTAAAAAATTAATAAACGAAGGGATAGCTAGTTATCCAGTAAAAGGTGGTGATGACAATGCTAGTGAAGGTGCGTTAGTACCTATAAAGGAGTTAATGAATTATGAAGGATAAAATAGAACTATACAAAGAAAGCTTAGACATCAGAAGACATGAATCAGGAGATAGGTGGTATGCGCCAGTTGGTTCTTACAATTGGAAACCTTCAGTTACTACTATTATAGGTGGTACATTAAATAAAGGTAAGGGTTTTGAGCAATGGTTAGGTAATCATCCCAGTTACAAAATTGCGTGTGAAGAACGTGATAAAGCAGCAGATAGAGGAACGCTTGTTCATGACCTTGCAGAAAAATATATGCATGGTGAATCTGTTGAAACAGAAGATGAAGAAATATGTAAACATCTTATGTCATTTGAAAAATTTTGGAGAGATAATGAAATACAAATGATTGACACAGAATTGTTTATGTGGCACAAAGATGTGCCGTGGGCAGGTACTTGTGATATAATAGCTAAAATGAATGGTAAATATGCTATTATAGACATTAAAACAGGAGGCTATTATAAGTCTCATGAAATACAGCTAAATATGTATGCTGAACTGTTATCTAAAATAACAGGAGAAGAAATAGGTATATTAGCAGGATTGTACACCAAAGGTAAATGGATAAGAGAACCTAACTATCAATTAAAAAAGTTTAAGTTTAACTTAGACATAGCTATGTCTGTTGATAGTGTATGGAGATTCTTAAATGGTGGCAATCCAAAACCAAAAATAAAAGCAAAACTAAAAACTACATTTCAGATAGGAGGTAAAGATGAGTATGAGTTTTTATAGAGATAAAATACAAAAACTACAACAAATGTTAGATAATAAAGATGAAGAAATAAAACGATTAACTAATGAATTATTTCTTTGCCAAGAAACAAAACAAACAAAATCTGTTGCAATAACAAAAGGCAATTCAACGCAAACACCATTAGTTGAGTTTGAAAACAGTAACGTAGCTACAATATTAAAAGGTCGATTAAAAGCTATGAAAATGTACACGGAGAAAAGAGATGAGTAATGCAAAATACAAAAACATTGGTAAAAAACAAATAATCAATGTTATTAATCAAACAATACAAAAAGTTGAAGCAACAGAAATGACAATTAATCTATTGCTTATGAAGTTAGACGAAGATAAAATACTATCACAAGAATCATTTCATGCATTTATGAAAGAAAAGTTAGGAGGTCTTGATGAAACACAAGGAAATGAAGAATCTAATGGAAAAGAAGATTCTACCGCAGATAACAAAGACTCGTGACTCAGGGCAGAAAGAATACGCTCATGATGAAGATAATGTATTTGCTAACTTCGAAAGAGTAGCAGAATCCTGCAATATATCCAGAGAACAAGCTCTCTGGGTATATGCATCAAAACACTTTGATGGAATATCTGCTTATGTTAAAGGATATAAAAGTCAAAGAGAAGATGTACGTGGTAGATTAACAGACCTTACAGTATACTTATGGTTGTTGTGGGGTATGATAGAAGAATCAGAAAGTAAGTCCTGACCCAGGTGTTGGGACTTTTCTTTCTTCACCTTCTCTTAATTCTTTGGACGCTCTACTTAATCCTATTAATGGTATGCCTGTCCATTTATCTACAAGTGACATTGGGTTTTCTATTAAATTGTTTTGAGCAACAAAATCTCTAGATATTCTTCCAAATGGATACATAGTGTGTATGTAATAGTTAGCTACTCGTTCCCAATCATCTTCTAATACAGCTCTCATAGATGCCATTGGCAGTCTTGCTATTGGTGGAGTAATTAGTTGTAATGGTGCAATTGGCTGTGGCCATTGCCCAAAAAATGCTCTTTTCTTATCTTTTTCATCACCAAACAACCATTCACTAGTATCCTGCATCCAGTTCCATGGCGATGGCATTGCAGTATCAAATAATGAATATGCAAAAGCATTACCTAATGAAAATACAAATAGGTCTAATTGCATTATTCTTGCCACACGTTCTGCTTCTTTACCTTTAAAACCATATAATCTAGCTTGTCTTAATGCTTCTCTTCTAAAACGTATAGCATTCCAGCCCCAAAGCTGGAAACGTGTCATTACTTTACCTAATGCTGTTCTAGCAAACATAGGTCTAAATGGAGCAGAATATAAAAACTGAGTAGATTTAACTCCTTTCTTAGCTAAATCTATTAATATAGGGTGGTCAAACTCTCTAATAGCACCATTGAATTTTTTATACCAAAATAAATAATGTGCCATAAATGCATCTCTTCTTAATGCTCTTTCTGGTACAGACATAAACTTAGCTGCTAATTCTGTAACAGGTCTTGTGATACCCTTTTCTTTACCTAAATCTAAAACAGATTCACTAGATAAATTAGGGTCACGTTTAAGTTTACGTGCAACAAGTTCAATAAACTCTTTATTACGAGATGATTGATATTCTGTTGCTAAACCATATTCCTCAAGTAATTGCTCAGGCAATACGCCTTGTTTAATTACAAACGCTTCTCTAGCTTCTTTAGATGCAAACTTATCACTAAGTGCAGCCATATATTTATTGTTTCTAGCATCCATCCAAGTCTTCATACCAACAGATTGTACAGTATGCATAGTACCACCAAAAATATTAGCAACAACAGACTTAGGATGTGCTAATAACGATGCTAACTCAAACTTAGCTTCTAGGTTACTCCAGTTACGTACATCATTTAAATCTAAACCTCTAAGTTCTTCAGGTAATTCTTTCTTAATTAATCCTAATTTGTCTCCTATTTTATTAAGTCTATCTTTAACTCTATTATCAGCCCACCATCCATAAGGTGTACCTTTTATTTTCATGTTAGGATTTTCATAAACATACTCAGGGACAACATCAGGATTGCCTATAGCGCCTTGCACATAAAGTTTTAAGAATGTAGACCACGATTCTTTAATGTTTTCTGGTACTTTTCTATCAAACATTGACTGTTCAAACTTAGATATAGTATCTCTTGCAAGTATTTGAGCCCATTGTTTGTAATATGTATTGTTTAAACTTTTACCATAGCCTGTGGGAACCTGTATGTCTAATGAATATCCAGGTATATGACCTTCTCTACTAAGCTGAGAACCAGTTTTCTTTATATCTTGCAACCAACTTATACGTTCTTCTTTTTTTTGTTTACGTTTGCCTATATTTTCTAAACTTTTATTAAATCCTTCCCAAGTATTAATAGCTTCAAACATATAATCACCAGTTAATGCGTGATGTCTGTATGTTAATTTAGTTATTAACTTATCTTGTTCTTTAGCATCTAAACTGCTTTTGCGTATATATTTTACATATTCTTTAAGTGCGTTAAGTGCGGTTTTTTTACTAAAATGATTATGTGGAAAATACATTTCTTCTGATATTCTACCAGTTCTAGATGGAAATGTTTCATACATTTTTTTCAATTCTTTTTTCTTTAGTTTTTTAGTATTAGTAGCTATTTCATATTTCATTGACCTAGCTATAGTATTTATACCATCAATACCAAATTCTGTCGGTATTTTTTTGTTTTTAGCTACAGCTCTATTAAAATCGTTTACAAGTTTTTCAAAGTTAATAATTGGATTTTGTTTAGTTTTAGGGTCGTAAAATCCTTTAACGTAGCCACTATTTTTAGGACCAGATGTAAATCCAGGAATACCAAACTCTATAGCTTTTTGTAATGCATATAATGGTTGACCATCTGCAGTTGTTCCTATTACTTTTAAATTACCAGAAGAATCTTTAGGAACATTACCTTGTGCAATCTCTAATTCTTTTTTATAATATGCTGTTTCTTTATTGTTAATAATATCAACAATTTCAGAACCCTTTAACTTTTGCAGTTTTTTATCTATTTCAACAGTATAAACTTTATCTTTTAAATCAGTTTCGTATTTATGTTTTTTAGTAATTTCATTAAAAGCATCTGTATATGTCTTAGCGTGAAACATAGCAAGAGGTTTATCTTTTTTACTTACATCTGTTAAAATCTTTTCTGCCATAGGAAGTTCTCGTTTAACCATAGCTACTTCCCATAATTGTTTGCCTTCAGGTATAGCATCTAAAAACGTATATTCTTTTACTCGTTCTAAAGATAACTGTTCATTGGCTGCATCTGCTGCATCTAACACGCTTTTAATTCTATATTGAGTAATGTCTATGTACTGAGTAGGTAATATAGACTTACCAGTCTTCATACCTTCTGCTGTCATAAATATACCTTTCTTTTGCATCAGAACAATTTCATCTCGCATTAATTCTTTATTAATAGTTTCAGGAAACTGTAAATATGTACGCTGTGATACTTTACTAATATCTTCACCTTTTAATCGTTGCCAAAAAGTACCAGTCTTAGTATCTCTAAGCCAATTGCGAAGTACCATCCAGTCCTGTTTATTAAATATATTTATATCTTTGCCTACAACTTCACGTGCAATAAATCCAATGTTTTGTACTACTTTATTGTTTTCTGTTTTTAAGTCCATTACAATGTCATCAATATAACCCTTAGTCTCAGCATCTAGTTTAGTTTTACCTTTAGCTTCTTTAACGCCTTCCCATCCAGTAGTAAATACTTCTGTTAGTTTAGCATCAGATTCCTCAGGCCACCCTTTTTCAATGCTTTCTTTTTTAGTAGGTTCTTCTAATAGTATAGTTCCTTCTCTTCGTATTTGTTCTGGTGCACGATGAGTAGATACTTCGTTGTATGTATTGTTTATTTCACCTAAAAACTTTCCAATAGAATTAGTTTCCATAGCTTCGCTGTTGTATCCCAACATAGATGATGACGTTCTTGCTGTATTTGTAAGCTCTGTATCATAGTCTTTTTGTTCCTTATTAGTTAAAGGTCTTTCTAGTTTAATTGCGTTTAGTTCTGCTAACTTTTCAAGATTACCACGATTCAATGAACCTAACATTAATGTATCAAACAATCTTTTTTCTATGTCAGTTCTATTACGTTTCCATTTTCTTATCTCTGCATCAATAGCATTTTGGTCTTTAATCGATGAACCTTTAGACTTTCTTTGTCTACCAATATTTAGTTCAGTATCTAAACTATTTCTATCATCTCTCATTAGATACGATTCTGCTTTTAATTTTTCTACTGTAGTATGCGCATCTTCTATCATTGCATTTACTTCAGCTTTTGTAATACCAGGAACTCTTTTCTTTACAACATCTATAATTTTTACAAGCTCTTGTACAGTCACCATTGTTTGTATATCTCTACCAGAAAAATCACCAGCTTGTTCTTTTAATCGTTCTAATACAGCAATGCGTTCTTGTTCTGTGTAAAGTTTATTTTTTGCCTTTTTAAATGTAGCAAACTTAGTTCCTTTTATAACATCGTAAAACGTAGCTTTGTTTTTAGCAGCTGCAACTAATGCATCAGGGTTTAATAAATTGTATTTATACACTTTATTAATAATTGTAGGAGTAGGTGTTTTTAATGTTCTTCTTCCTAACATACCTTTTAAAGAACTATACTCAGCTACACTTTTGTTGTAGTTATTATATAAATCTGTTATTCTATCAAATTTTACTCTATTTAATGCGTGGTCAGAATAGTCTATATTATGTAACAGTCTAGCTATTTTAGGCGTCATAGTAGTAATATTCTTTGGGTCTTCAGCCATAAGTTCTGCTGTAAGATTCTTTCTGTCTTCCATAGTATATTGACGTTGATTTGTATAATCTTTGCCGTAGTATGCATTATTAGCTTTACTTAACATACCAATAACACCATTTTTATTAAACTCTGAAACATTCAACTTAGCTAATGGCACTTTTGATTTAACAATAAAGTGAGCCTCTAATGCTTGTTTATACCAATTCTCATAGCCTTTAGGCTTACCATAATCCATTGCATCTGATGAAAAACCAACCATAGCACGCATTAGTTTATTTGCGTAATCTATTTCTTGAGGTTTAGTTTTAGGGATAAGAGTTACTTTTATATCTTTACCAAAATGTTTAACAGTAAACTCGTCTTTACCTTTATTAAGTATCATTTGATATGCAGATGCCATAATGTTTTTAGGATTAACAGCAGCTCCACCAAGAAGTCCTCTACCTTCTACAGCACCTTCTGATGCTTGATGTCGCATATTAGGCGCAAACATACCAGCCTGACTTTTAAATAACGCGTCTTCTCTTGGACTATATTCTTGTATAAGCTTTTTCTCAAATTCTTTAGCTTTGTTATCAGCTATTTTAAACCTACCATCTTTCTGTTTAACATAGAACTCTTGTTCTTGAGCTTCCATTACATCTTTATATTCTTTCTTTAAACCACCCTTACCACCAAAGTACATATACGCAGAATCAATATCAAGGTCAGCACCACCTAACGCTCTCATCTTTAACCCATGCATTAGTATGCCATAGTCATTTCTTCCAGTAAACCCAGCAAACTGCAATATTTGTGTACCAGAGTTAGAATCTGCTGGAACTCTTATAACTGCAGTCCTAAAAACCTCTTCTAGCCGTTTTTTAGCCGATTCTGGAGTACTTTTACTTAAGTACGTGCTATAGAGCTCTTCGAGTGTTTTCTTTCCATATAGCTCTGTTTCAATAACTTTCTTTTTATGTTTGTCTCCAAGGAAAAATATTTTAGAATTTGTATTTAATTCTTTTAACCTAGGATTAACACCATCTAAATCTTTCTGTAATCCTTCATCATATGGTCTAATAATAGCTGCAGCAGAGTTTTTAACCTTTGGTTTAGTAACAGAGTTTACTATCCAACTAGACATCATTTTATCTCTGTATTTGTTTATATCTGGATGCGTAAATATATTAGCTTCATTCTCTGGTTTACCACGTTTAATAGCGTCTTTACGTGCAGCTGCTATCATTTTTTGTGCAACAGAATGGTAATACTCAACTTCCCTATTGTTTGCATCGTATTCTGCTTCTGTCATTACACCTTCGGCATACTCTTCTCTTATAGCAGACTTTCTATTTAACAATAGATAGTTATAAAATGCCTTAGAAAACAATTGATTACCAGGTTGTTTCATAGCATCTGTTATACGTTCTAACCCAATAGCATCAAAATCTAGCTTATCTAGTTCTTTAGCTAATTGTTTATCTGATGCTGTAGGTAGTTTTTCTAAGTACGCATCTAATGCTTCATTAGCTTTTGCATCACCTTTAATACGTGGCTCCATAAAATCTTTAAATATACCATCAACTGCTTCTTTGACAGTAAAGCCATCTTTAGATGCTTTTTGAAATGCCATAGCTTCTACTAAATTAGTAAGCATTTGTTTTTTAATACTCTGCGGTGCAATAAACTTTTTACTTTGCTTTATGCCTAAATCTTGTTTAATATGCGTAGGGTCTAAATCATATACTTCATAAAACTCTCTTGTACCTTTTTGTTTAACAGCAGATGCCATAATATTCATATGTATACCAGCATCTTTCATTTCTGCTGATAACTTAGGTCCTGCTGGATGTATTGCGTACTTACCAAGCAATGCACCGTGTTCAGCATTAGGAGATACTATTAATGATTTATTAGTACCAGATTCAGGCGTACCTTTTTCTAAATTTAAAGCTCGTACAACATCATCTCTAGCTATAATAGCACCATCAAGATGTTCTTCTGTTTTAGTAGACTCTATGTCTGAAAACTTAGCAGCTTCTTTCATTTTATCTTGTAATCGTTTAGGTAAGTTTTGACCAAAATCAGGTATAATATTATATCTAAAATTACCTTCTACTAAATCAGCTATGTGCCCAGGGCTTTGTTTGTTAGTAAAAAACTCTTTTTCAGCAGAATATGCATCTGTCATTAATAATGGCAGTCTTTTATTAAATGCTATTGCATTCTTTAAGAACCCATCGCTTTGCATTTTTTTAATATTAGCAGGTGTAAACTCTAAACCATTCATTTCTAACTGCCATAATACGTTAGATGCAAACCCTCTATCAAACTCAGCTTGAGTTAAATTGTATTTTTTCTTAAAATCATTTCTAAGCGCACGAATATCTGATGCTTTAAATTGAGATATAATAGTTCGCATGTTACCAGCTGTATTGCTTTTAGGATGATGTTTCATAAAGTATAGTCTGTCTGCAGTACCTTTACCACCAAAATAACTATAACCTTTTTTATTCATTTCTTTTATAGTGCCGCCTACTAAATTATAGTAATCTTTTGCACCACCATACTCTGCATACTCCATCTGTTTAAGTTTTTGTAATGATATTTCACGTTGACCATTTTCACCTTCTACAACTATATGGTCAAGAAACGTATGTGCACGTTCATCTTTGCCAGTTAACTTTTTCCATATTTGGTCAGCTATTTTTAATGGCTCTGTTAATATTTTTTTATTACCTGCTAAATTCTTAGCATTCTGCTCTGTTAAAAAGTATATATTAGTACCATCTGTCGTAAGTACTTCTGTAACCTTATCGTTTTTATATCGAGTAATAAACTGTCTTATATCACCTTCTGTACGCAATACTCTTTCTGGGTCTTTATTAGAATTTTTAATTTGATATTTATAGTCTTCTTGTAGCATTTCTTGTATTTTTCTAAATGCATCAGATGACTCGTTAGTCTTGGGACCTCTAACGTATTTGTCTAGTATATTAGACATTTTAGTTGTTATCTCAGCTGTCTGGTCTAATCTTTCTTGAGATGTAATTTCTTTACCTTTAAAAAAATCAGGCATATCAAACCTAACTATGTTTTGAGCTTTATTGCCTATCTTTGGGTCTATAGTAGGTTCTACGCCTACATTACTTTCTTCTGTGCTACCAGTCTCAAATACTTCTTTTTCTTTCTCTACTATCTTAGTAGGCTCAGTTTTAACCTCTACTTTAGGTACACCCTCTTGCTCTAATAATTTTTCTGTTTCTATATTTAATTGTTTTTGTAATTCATTGGCAGCTGTTCGTTGCACCTGTTCTTCTACAGTTCCTCTAGTTTGATTAAACTGAGTAACTACTTCTTTTTGTACTTCAGGTGGTAACTTACTAAAATCAGGATGTCTAGCAG